CCTCGGGTGGACGAATCCATGGCCTATGCCATGCCCTCGCTCTGCGGTGTTCTGCATCCACTCGGGTGGCGGCGTGTAGTGCGGCCCGGTGCCCAGCTCAACATACGGAGCGTATTTGATGTTGCTTCCAGCCATCACTGTGTCGCCGTCTACCCTGTGGGTAATGCTGTTTTTAAGAGTGCCGCCACGATAGCCCTTGATGCCAGTGCTTTCCTCCGTACCTGTGGGACACAGAGCCTTGGCGTATCGCTCGATCTTGCCGCCGATGATTTCAAGAGCGCGGGCTTTGGCCTGTTCCAGGGCTTCGCGGAACTGGTCGGAGTTGTCGGTGATTTCTACGCTGCTCATTTCTTTACCTCATCGCCCATGGTCACGACCTCGCCGATCTTTTTGCCGTCTTTCCAGGCTTCAACGATTCCCGTTTCCTTGTTTCGCTTGAACTCTATCATTATGGCCTCCTAAAGATCACCTTTGTGCGGTTGAGAATGACGGTGTAGCTTCCGCTCTGACCGTGGTTCTCGGCATTGATGGCATCGTACCCGAGTGCAGCTGCAAGCGACCCGATGTCGTGATACTTCTCTTGGTATATACGGGCGCGTTCTCTGCGACGTTCCTGCTCTTCATTGAACCGCTGTTGTGCTGTATTACCAGCATCCTCGAGCTGTTCCATGACGGCGTTCCGCTTTTCTTTGCCAAGTCTACGCGCAGCAGCATCGACCTCATTCCAGGATACTCCTAATCCTGCATTGTATCGTGCGAACGTCAGTTCATCGCCGGACAAGCCGCGTCGTTTCAGTTCTTCTTCGAGAACTTCGTTGCGGTACTCGATGCCGAGAGTACCTGTTCTTATATCGTTTATCTCGCGCCAGGTCACTATCTTTGCGTCCGGCGTAAGGGTGAGCGTTTCGGTGTAAGACACACCGCCACCATCATATCTTGATTCACCGAGTCCGCGATAATGCTCCATCTCGGCTTTAATGCCATCTGAAAGCGTTCCGGTATAGTCGGCTGCACAATACATACCCTGACCGTACTGCGCACCACCCGTTCCACAATCAACATACCAATCGCCGTTATACAGCTGATCTCGGTATGCGTCGAGGGTTTCCTGATCTGGGGCGCTGTATGAACGCTGAGCTATGAACCCGCTCTCCTGCACAGCACTGTCAAACTCATCAGCATCAACCACTTGCGGATTGCCATCAAAGCCTTGGGCATCGATGACATCATTGATCTCGAAGTCGAACTCATCCGGGCGGCGCTCCCACGTTTCAGATATATCTTTCCCGTCTACTACGGTATTCCCTTGTTCCGGCTCCGCTCTCCTGCTCCGCTTCATTTCCTCCCATTCGCGGTAGGTCATGTTGTCGATGATCTCGCCAGTCTCGTTGTCCCGGCGCTTCATCATCTCGTCCGGGTACTCGGGGTACACAGACACCAGTGTGCATCGGCAATTCCACACATTGGCGGGTTTCGCCGTCTGGTCGCCGGGGTACATGATATCCCCCAGTTCGCTCTTGAACGGCTTGTCCACCTCTGCGATCTGCCCGTCCAGCGCTTGGTGGGCATCGCGGGTGTGTGAATCCAGCGTGGCCATCCACTGCTTTTTGACGTTGATGCCCAGCCGCTGCGCCTGGTGCATACCCTCAATCCGTCCGGCGTTCTGCGCCCCGGTCTGCATCGTCCGGGCGTTGCGGAGCATGGCGTTCATGTCCGTTTCCCCGGTCTGCTGGCCTATGCGCTTGGCGATGTCTTTCAGCGGTTCGCCCTGGATGATGCCTTGGGTGATCGCCGTCTGAATCTGCCGATTGTACCACTGGTATGATTTGTCACGGCCAGCCAGCTTGCGAGGCGGCAGGAGATACGGTTCCTCTTTAAGCAGCCGTCTTACGCTGTCAGCGTCGTACAGCCCGAAGCTGGTCATTACCCTTGCGCCCTTCTCCAATGTGTAGCCGATGTAGTTGGCATTGTCGGCAAATACAGAGTAGCGGGAATCGTTGACCATCTGTAGCGCGATCTCATCCGCATGGTATAGCGTTTCCTGCATCTGCTTTCGCTGCGCTTCCCACATTCTGCCCTGGAAGACCTGACCGCGCATCCAAGCGTCGAAGTCGGCCTGTGATATCCTGCCCTCGGCCACCATCTGGCGGTATTGACGCTCTTTCTGCTCATGCCGACGCACAAAGTCGAGGTTCTTTTGATAGATTTCCTCGTAGGCTTGCTGGTATACGTCCCTTATCTTTGCTCGTAGACGCTTGTATTCGCGCTCTGTGGCCTTTTCTCCAATATCGGGCATGGGTTATACCCCCGCTTGTTCCTCGCTGTCTATGGGGCTATTCTGACTGTCTGACGGTGCTTCCAGGCGTTCGCTGCCCTCTGCGTCAAGCCGTGCCATGATCTCCGGCACTTCGTCCGGCGTGGTGATCGGCAGCTTTTCGAGGACGGTCTGCGTGTCGAGGTAAGAAGAAGCCGCGATGATCATGTTGACTTCCTCGGCCTGATTGGCGATGCGGTTGCGCTTGAAGGTCGGCACCGCTTGGATATTCATCAACGCGAGGATGTGCTGGACGAAATCGATAACCTGATACTCAAACGCATCAGCTTCTTCGTCCTGCGCCTGGTACGCAGCCTTGATCTGCGTGGCGGTCACATTCCCGGCGCTGATGTCCTTGGTGTTGAGTGCGCCGAAGTCCCGATATAGGCTGTACTCGATGCGGTTGAGATACGCTTCACGGGCATTGTAGGGCGGCTCCTGCGTGTAGGGTGTGATGCTGCTGTTATCGGTATCGGCCACGGCGACGTGGGTCAAGCGCAGCCTGTCCATGAACCGCTGGACATCTTCGTCCTCCATGCCCATGGCGTTTCCGATCAGCCAGTAGACCTCGGCACAGTCGGTCATGTCGTTGGCAAAGCCCGACTGGATGATGTCATAGCTGTCAATGGCTGCCCTCATGCCCACAAGGGCGCTCTGGTGGGCTTTGTTACCCCACAGCGGCACGATGGGAAGGGAGCCGTAGTTTTCCTCGCCGATGACCTCATCCCCGCCAGCGTCCGTGTGCGCGATGGTCTGGCGGTAGGCCCTCTTGGGTTCCATTTCCTCCATCGCCAGTCCGCTCTTGCCCTTGCTTTTATACTTGGTGTAGCCGTCTTCCTCATAGAGCACGGCATACACGGGCTTCTGCTTCCAGTCCAGCGACCAGAACCGAATCCCGGCCCGTAGCGTTCCGTCTGTTTCATCGAACAGCGGCACAAACTCCGTCAGCGGGAAGTTATGCAGCCTGTCCACATTCCAGAACCCGAAACACACGCGATGCTTGAGGGCGTTGTAGGCAATCTGAAACAAGTCGGTATCGAACTTGTCACCCAGCTTTTCCTTCACACCATCGGTATCGAACGTCAGCCCGTTGCCCAGGGAGTAGGTGCACCGCTGAGTAATCAGCCGCCGGAAGAAGTTTGACGCGATGCGGTTATTGCTGGCGGTGAAATCCTCCACGGCCTTGCCCGTCAAGCTGTATATCTTCCGCACCATGTCGTTGATCGTGGTGTTCCGCTGGGCATCGTACTCATCGGCCATCTCCGCGATCTTGAACTCGTCAGAATTGCGGTGGTTCTCGATCGCGTCACGGATGAAGGTGAGCTGCTTGCCCTTCTCCACGGCGGTCTGGAAATCTTGAAACGTCAGTATCATACTCTACCCTCCAAACGGGGACACATACTCGCCACCCTTGCGCCTGTCGAAGTACCTACAAACTACAGCAGCCGAATCTGCGCTGTCATCGTGTTCGGCGTCCTCGGTGTAATCCATAATCTGGGCCAGGTATTCGTGGTCTGTACCGTCCAGCCACACGATGTTGCCCCACCATTTGCGGAGGTACTCCGCGATTTTGAGGTACTTGTTTTCGTGTTCTGTGTACGGTCTGGCCTTGTAGCCCTTCCGAATGATCTCCTTAGCGAGGAAGTTCTTGTCTGCGTTGCTCTCGCACATGATCGGCCCACATTGGAGCCGCTGGCAGTCTGCGATTATCCTGTCTAGCACCGTGTCCACGTGCCCGTGCCACATCTGCCCGTATAGGTACAAGGTGTCGCCCACGCGCTTGCCACAAGTGAACGCGGTATAATCCTCGCCGCCGTATGCAGCATCAATGTGAGCGATGCCGTCCCGCAGCAGCGCTTCATCGTCCGTGAACCTTGGCGCTGTCGTGAACAGCGCGTTCTCCTGCGCGATGTGACGCAATTCATAGTTGGCGGCGAACAGTGACGGCGACATGGATTGCCGCAAATCGTCAAGCTGCCCTTCATCCAGCATGCCGGTATGGTAACAGTCCCACATCTCCGGCTCCGGCATAAGCTCAAAAGCATCCTCTTTGTGCCACGGCGTGCCCGTGTTAATGAACCGCCCGCCGGGATTGCAGATGTTTTGCAACTCCATGTAGACCGCCTTCGTGCGCTCCCTTTCTGCGCGTGATATGCGGTCTTTCAGGTTGACAATATCGTCCGTGATGATGATGTCCGCGTGCTTGCCCGTGATACTGCCGCCGATGCCGATGCCCTGTAGCTGTGCCGCTCCACGCGGCGCGGCGTAGGTGTTCAGCGTGATCTCGCTGGAGTTGTCGCGGGCAATCGCCAGCTCGCCGCCCGTCAGCGCATGATAAATATCGCGCATGATGTCCGTGGATAATATGCGATTCACGGTCTTAATGACCTCCGCAACGTCGCTGTCCGTCTTGCGCAAAAAAATGATGTTCTGGTCTGGGTGCCAGA